GGCTGTTCCGCATTTGCTCCCATATACTGTATTAGGCAGGAAAAAAAAGCGGTTTCCCGCTTTTCTTCCAAAAATCTTTATAGATGTGACTAACGTCACAGATATAGGCAGTTTAGACTGGAAAATGGATCCACTTTAGTGGAGATATTTTGTTGGGGTACACATACTGAGCGGTGCCGTTATTTAGCAACGTGGGGTCTGCGTTTCGCGCCCTAGCGCGAAGCCTTGCCCCTTGCCTTGTGTGGGTGAAAAGGGAAGGGAGTGGGGGAAAGTGGAAGGGCTGGCTACCCCTTCGGCGCTCTCTCTCTCACCTAACAATTCTTTTCTCGCCACTAATAAACGCCTGCAATTCCAGGCCGCTCTCACTGTCTTCAGCTTCCGCGCCGTCGCTAGGTCCAGGCCATAACCCGCCAGGCTTTCACTCTTTCGCCTGGTCCCTGGACTTTCCAGCCCTGGACCCTGGAAAGCTACGGCCCTGGCGCTTCCCTGGATCCGACAGTTTTGGCAGCTTCCGACACGCTAGAAAGAAAAAATTGCAGCCCTATTGCCTAGGGTAGGCTGCCGTGATACCCTGCTCCTAACCGTGAGCGCTCCCGCGCTTACACCGTAGAAAAGAGAGATTATGATCTGTAAAAATTGCGGGCCGAAAAGCCCCGATTATGGCAAATTTTATTCACGCGACGGCGTGCATTATTGCGCCGCTCATTATCAAGAAAAGTATGCCACCGATTATTCGGATCCTAAATATTACGAAGCAATCCCTTGTGCTGGCTGCCACGCTAATCTAAAAAACGAATATAACCATTACTGCTAAGAAAGAGAGCTAAGAGAATGAATACAGAGACAGAAAAGAAAGTAACATTTTCCTGCACGTGTAACGGCTGCCGCCGCGTGCTGCCTATTGTTAGCCGCGCCTATCACCAGGGAGAGCACTATCTCGACAGCGTGACAGAAGGCCATTTTTTTAGCCCCGACACTATGCGCTTCTTTAGGTCCAGGATCTCCCACGTGGCTTTATTGAAAGAAGCGGGCGAAAGTGATGAAGGCCTGGCCGTAATACTGTCCAATAAGAGAGACAGTGATACGCCACGTGAATATGAGCTAGTGACGATCTGTAAATGGGGACACATAACCAGGGAGCACGAGTACTACTCGATCAAGCATTACGACACGCTACGCCAGGCGCGTAAGGCCCTGGCTACTGCTACCTATCCGACAGGCTGCACGTGTCACGGCTGCACGCTGGACCTATCGGAGAGAGCGCAATTAGATTAGGCCTGGACTATGGCGCACGGTATCCCGTGCGCTGTGGCCTATGCCTAAAGGCTAGGCCCTGGCAGATCGCCAGGGAATAAAGAAAGAGAGAGAAAGCAATGAGCACAATTACAGAGAAGAAAGCGGACACGCTTACCGTAAGCGCGGAAAGCGTGCGCGAGCTATTGGCGGGAGCTGCTACACAGGCCTACACGAAGGAAGATCTCCCCGCGTTGAATTGCGTGAAGATATACAGCGAGAGCGGCAGGCTTTACGCTGTCGCAACGGACCGCTATCGCCTAATTGAAGGCAGCATAGAAGGAGAAGGAGATCTAGGTGAGACTATCCTACGCCTGGCAGATATAAAGCGGATCCTGGACCTATTGAAGGCTAAGAGCTTAGACCGTATGCCCGTCACAATAAACCGCGTCGGAGATCTCGTAAGCGTGGCAGTGGCAGGCGATAGTCTCACGGCCCGCGTGTGGGACTGCAATTACCCGCCGCACGCTCAATTATTCCAGGCAGGCGATCCCGTTGCAGTGGATAAAATTACTTTCAATCCTGCCTTCTTCGCCGATTATGCGAAAGTGGAGAAGCTGGCAGGCCGCAAGGGATCTGCTGGCGTGACTGTCTCCTTCTATGGCGAGAGAAAGCCTATCGGCGTGACGCTGCACGGGGATAAAGTCTCCTGGCGTGCGCTTCTTATGCCTATGCGTACACAGGCTTAGGGCTTAGGCGCGGACTGTCGCGCTCTTCTTTCTACGGGGAAGAGCGCGGCGGCCTGGATCTAAACCTAGACCAGGAGAGAGAAAGAGAAAGAGAGCGAGACAGTATGGACACGTTACAGAAGCACACTATTACAGGCTACGCGATAGCCTATCCAGCAGACTATTGGGAAGCCCTGGAGCTGCACTATCCGACAGAGCAGGAGAGAAAGAGAGCACAAGCGCTAGGCCTGGATCATTTTGGTAGGGGAGAGCGCTGCTTTCGCTGTGGCTTTCTCTGTGAAGGAGAAGATGACGTGGATACCGTCGCTTGGTCCAGCTCCAACCCGACAGGCGAGATAGGAAGAGAGTGATGCACACACTAGAAGAATGTGATTTTACCAGCACGGAGTATTTTGATGAATGCCAGGAATGCGGGCCATTACCTAGCTGCACGTGCCTGGCTTCTATTGTTCAAGAATGGGAGATAGAAGCGACGGGAAGGGAAGGCAGTGTATTTGCCTATCGCTACCAATTTAGAAAGTACACGAGCGATCTCGTGGGACAATTCGGATACGCTGGAAGCTATCGTGAAGCAATGGACGCTATCGCCCACGCTGTAAATTGTGAAGGAGAAGGAGAGTGAGCGAGATCCTGGATATTCTATTCGGCACGCACGTTGCAGGCTGGAAAGCTATAGTGCAATTTTGGATATGGGCAGGCCTGGCGCTGTCCGTGTCGCTGCTATACCTACGAAAGCGCATACGGTAGGCTGCCTGTCGTGCTTTCCGATAAGGAGAGCGCGGCGGGGAGCAGATCGCTCCTGTAATAAACACTAGAAAGAGAGAGAAAGAGAATGAAGTGTCGATACTGTAATAAGGAATGTCTAGTGCTTTCAACGGTCTGCGCTGACTATTCCTGTGAATGGTGTGGAGAATGGCAGAACGCCATTCTCGGAAGCGCGTGGGAAATTGTAGGCTACGAGAAAGAAAGGGTAAGAAAGTGAACGAGCAAGAGTTACGAGAGAAAGTCACTATAAGCTCAGTGGATCATACAGAAACCGCGTGGGTACGTGACATTGAATTGAAATATGAAGGAAAGAGCTACGAGATCAGGTTATCGTGGGCGTACGGAGAAGGCTACGAATTAGAGGGAGTATCAGATCTCCCTGCTGATGTCGCTGCTGACCTTGATATTTTACACTGTGCTTTAGACGATCTTTCAGAGGAAGATCTCAAGGCTGGCGGTTGGAGAGGCGGCGGTTTCTAATGCCTAAATGGACTGTATGGGTAGGTGGGGGAGAAATCAACTCTTACTATCTAAGCAAAGAGGAAGCTGAAGAGCTGGCCCAGGTTTGGAAAGACAAGGGTTATGACGACGTAATTATGGAGGAAGTCAATGTCTAACGAGATGATTGAGTATTTACAGGAACATAACGAGAGAGAGCACAACTACCACACCGACCTAGAGGAAAGTGGGTTTGATGTGTGTATGGAGTGCGACCTGATCCGCCGAACTGGTGGGCTGTATGAGTGGAAAGAGAAAGAGTTAGTGAGCGAGAAAGAATATGCGGAAAGGAGGGTCAATGCCTAAGTGTGGAGTATGTGGCTGGACTTTCTCAGATCGCACGCTAACTAAGCACGCTGAAACCCCGTGTGGGGAAGAGAGCGAGAAAGCTGAACCTAAGCCCGTTACTTTCTGTGACGGCTGTGGCTTCGGTTTATCGTATAAGAAGTGGAGATATATCCCAAGTAACGGAGTGTTTCTCTGTGAAGAATGCAATGAAGAAAGGATAGAAAGTGAATAAGGAATACTATCAAGCTAAGGCTGACCTATGCCGTGACCTAGCGGTCAAACAAATGGTAGAGGGAGATAGCAAGAGGGCAGGCGAGAACCTGATCCGTATGGTCAATGCCCTGAATGAACTGAACCTAATCAATTACAAGGAGGAGAAAGAGAATGAAACTAATAAACTTCTATGAAGTAATGGACCGTAAGGGAGATATTGCGTGGGGAGGATCGGCTGCTAGTGAAGCTATCACCTGGTTTCGTAAAGGCTTGGACAGCGCTATCTTTATCTCAGTATGGGACGAGGAGGACGGCGAGGACCCACGCCTGGTTACCGATAAGATAGACGTTACCAATGTGGTCCTGGCTGCTCTAATGAGTGGGAGGTTTGGAGCGTGATATTCCTGGGAGTAATTGCAGCTACTATTTTGGCGTATCTGCTTATAGTGTGGGAGGATAAACTCAATGAGCGACCTTGAAAGAAGAACTATCAGCGCGGCTAAGAGAGCCACGTTTCAGCGCAATTACAGAAGAGCGAGAGATAGGGCCTTGGTGAAGCTCGCCCAGGCTTACCCCAATCAGTATAGAAATCTACTAGAGGAGGAGATGGCGAGTGATAAAGCGGAAGGTAAAGCGTGGCCTGATCTTGGTGGTCCTGCTGGCATTCCTGACACTGTACAAATTGGAACACGCCAGCACGCCGTACTTAGATCCATCGAAACCAACAGTAATGGAGAGAAAGAAAGCAACGATGGAGGAGAAGCGTGAAAATAAAAGGATCGCAAAAGAATATGCTTGGGTTGCGTTTGGTTGGAGAGGAAGAGAATGGAAATGCCTTCTCGCTCTATGGACCAAAGAAAGCAGGTTTGACCACTACGCACAAAACCCAGCAAGTTCAGCTTTCGGAATTGCTCAACTCCTTGGAGAGAGAAGTAGAAAGCCTGAACTCCAAATACTGCGAGGCTTACGTTACATTGATAAACGTTATGGAACACCTTGCAAGGCTTACAAGTTTGCTCTTACCCACAACCATTACTGATATAGAATAAGACTGCTGGTTCTAACTCTCTTTCGGACCAGCGTAAGTAGCCCCGCTTCGGCGGGGCTTTCTTATTTATCTGTTGAATAGAAGCCTGATCCCCTGAACGAGAGAGGGGGAGAGGACCAGACTCTATTCATTAGCTCACCGCAGTCAGCACAGGAGGGAGTGCTGGCTTCGGCGTGGATAGAACGCTCAGTGAAAGAGGTAACCGAGCAGTTCGGACACTTGTATTCGTATATCACTGATAAGGACTTTCGCCACCGAGATTATTCTGTAATCTGCGTAAAGAGTTCTGACATCTACGATCAGCAGTAGAGACAGCACACTCTAGGTATGTAGCTAACTCTTGGAGAGTAAGGTTCTCGTGGTATCTCTTGATGAGAATATCTTTATCAACCACATCTAGTTTGAGATATGCCTTCTTGATGTCAATGAGCGTGGCGAGTAGGTTGCCACCTTCAGCAGGAGCAGATTGCTTCTTTGGTTGTCCATCGTTGATGAGGTTCTGTGCCTGCTCTAGCACCGTGTTATCTACAACAGATGCGATGACGTGGGGGAGAAGCTGGGCGATGACGACAGTATCGTAGAAGGCTTCATCGGTAAGTTTATATCCGCTACGAGTAGCCTTCTCTCTACGAGCGTAGCGTTCTGCGTGACGCTTCATCTGCCACGCCATACGCTTCTCGTTGATGACGCGCTGGACTGTACTCTCTTCCGATAATAGTTGGTTGAAGTGTTCTGCTCTGGAGTAGTACCACGACCAGCATTCTTGAACCACATCTTCTCGCTCAACAAAGTTGCGGTATCTGCTAAAGATAGAGCGGGCTACGCTGAAAACTATATCGCCAGCGGCAGGGTGAGTCTCAGTCATTCGGTAGTTCAGGCCACTTCTTATCCAGCACCATAATTGCAATGGCGGAATAGTTCATCAAATCTACAAAGGAATCCCTCAAGGATTCGTTGGAGGGATTGGTGTTGCTATCAAGGAGATTATTGATGCGAGCAATCTTGTCCCACATCCGCACTCGGAGTCCATTGAGTGCGCCACCTGGACTGTGAGCGATGTTCTTCGGACCGTAATCGTGATGCTTTCTAAGCAAGAGCGATCCAGCGGTGTCATAGATTCGCCAGACATCTTCGACAAACTGTCCACTTACTTTCTTACTGGCATCGGCTGACAGGTAATAGTCCCAGCCTTGTAATCTATCGCTATTATTATCATCCCCATATCCATCAATAATCTGGCTGCCTCTTGGAGATCCTTTTTCTTGCTCATTCATCGCGCTCCTCCTACTAGGTTGGCTGTAGCTTCTTTACCATTCACCAGATAAAAGTCCGTGATGTCCATACCTGGTGGTAATTGTACTATTTGTGAGTTGAGAACCTCACCTGCGACACGCCTAGAGAACTCTGCCCCAGGATTAGTGCCATCTTCTTTCACATCATTGTCTCCAAGAATATACACAACATCAAAGCCACCGAATAACTTCGGATAGAAAGGCTTCCACGCCGCTACTCCAGGTACTCCTACTGCTGGTACACCTACGACTGCATCCATAATGATTGCATCAAACTCACCCTCACAGATAACGATGCTCTTAGTTGCAGACATTGTAGCTACAACGTTGAACAGGTGAGTCTTCTGCCCTACTGGTGAACCATACTTAGGCTTGCCATCATCTAATCTTCTAAACTTGAAACCAACACAGAGGTCTAACGCTGTAAAGTATGGAATAGAAATCCATCCCTCATATCCTTGATGTCCCTCTATCGGATCGGTGATAGTACCAAGGCGATAGCGAGCAGCAACCTCTTCAGATATTCCACGTCCTGCGAGGTAGGCTAGGGCCTCGTCGCTTATTGCCTCCGCGTAATGATGAGCCGCCTCCTGTAACGATTTCGCCTGCTCTTGCGAGAGCATCCTTGAACCCCACATTCTCTAATTCCATAATGACATTGACGGCATTGCCACCCTTGCCACAGGTGTGACAGTAATACAAATTGTTATATGTATCAATGACTGCACTCTTGCGAGAGTCATCGTGCATACAACAGCGCACCGATACGTTGCGCCCCTCTTTTACTTCTCCTCCAAAGTGCCTGACTACTTCAGCTATGGAGACTGAGTTTGCATCGGAGTTGGCTTTTGACCTCTTCGTACGAACCACCCTGGACCAGTCTTGTGCTGGCATCCGCAGTCTCCTTCGCAGTTATCGTGAAACTCCTTAGCCATATCAGTCTTACCGATAGTGTTGTGATGTCCTGCCCACATACATTTACCGCAAATCATTCTTCCTCCATCTTGGCTTTGAGCCTTGAGCAAAAAGCTTCTGGTTCGTAAGCAAAGTCCCCATCACTGATAAGTAATGTGGTCTTCAGACTCGGACCATACTGCAGATTGCAGTTATATTTATAGGTGTTTGATTGTAATGAAAGTAAACCAATGCCAACCAAAGCAACAAAAGCAAATATACTCAAAACAGTTGATATAAAAGCGACTAAAAAATCTTCAATCATTCTTCTCGCTCTTCTTCCTTTTCTTCTACTTCAGTCGGTTCTTCTGGTAACTGAACATCTTCATCAGTCCAAATCTTGCTCGTCGTTATCTGTCCTTCTGGAACTGGCATCATCTACTCCTAACTCTTCGGCTATGTTATTGACCCACTCTGATAGTGGTTGTATTACCCACGCATCTGCGATGCTGGCATTCCTGCGTTTGACTATGACGAAGGCTGGTGGGTTGACGGGTAGTCCACGAGCCTTCGCATAGTTGGCTGCCTCAGTCTGGGCTTCTGCCCAGAACTGCGGAAGATTGATTGACTTACGGTTTTTGCACTCCAGAATATAGGTCTGACCTGCGATGATGGTAACGATGTCACCTTCATCATTAGATCCCGCCTTGGCTAGGCGTTCAGCAAAGTGTCCCAGTTTGCGTAAGTATTTCATTACATCCGTCTCAAACTTAGAACCCTTAGCCTTGTTGTATGAACTCATAAAACCCTCGATAGATTTGAGTTGTAGACCATCCTGCCGTAAGCATCGCTGTCATTGATATGACAGGTAGCAAAGTTTACGAAGAGTCCTACGTATCCTTTGCCGTCAGCTTGGTGTTCTCCAAAACGATTCTTGACTGCTGCAACCCTAAGCGTATGCTCAAACGGATTGTAGCCAAGAGTAAGTATCAGCGCAGGTAACTGACTCACCTTGCCGTGAATAGCACGACGTGCTGGTGGTTCAGTCATATCCTTACCATACTCACTCTGTTCTGATACGTGGTGCAGAACAAGCACACAGGCTTCTGTCTTGCGTGCCATATCGTGTAGCTCCATCATTATTTGACGTAAGCCTGCCCACTCATTATCAGATTCAGCGACGACATTCATCAGGTTATCTATGACGATCAGTTGTGGACTGATTCCATAGAGTTCAATGTAGGCCTTTACTTCCGCCTCAATATCATCAAGGTTCGGTGATGAATCAAAGACCCACTGTATATGTGATATGTCCTGTAGGTTCTCATCGTAGGCATCAGGGTTGATGCTGATTTGATTCTCTACAGTTTCTTGGGTGTGGCCTGCTAGATGTGCCGAAGCACGTAGCATCACAGTAGCGGCATCAGTATCAGCCGAGAAGAACAGAGTAGGCACCTTGGCCTTGATAGCATACACAAGAGCGAACATAGACTTTCCAGCGTTTGGTGCAGCGGCAACCATACACACTTGACCTCGCCGAAACTTTATGCCCTTTTTGTCTAGGTCTTTCCACACAGTCGGAAGTGGCTGCGCCAATGTATGGGCAGTCTTCCAAGCGCGGTCTAACCTAAGCACTTTCCTCCCGTCGTAAAACTATATTCTTCCGTCTTCTTAGTTGTCTTCTATCCCACTCTGTAAGGCCACCCCAAATTCCGAAGCGCTCATTGTGGATACCCCATTCTGCACACTCATTTTGATGGATACACTGGTTACATATACTTCGAGCGTATACGGTTTCTTGTGCTGACCCAACGCCTGGTTCAGGAAACCAGAAGTCGCCACCTGATTGAGCGCAGAGAGGATCCTCGTATTCACGAGGCTCTCGCATTGGGTCATCGGACCCAGATAGTTGCACACTTGTCTACCGCACCTTTAGGTGCAGCACACATATAACCTTTCCAAGGACCCTTGGCACTTACGCCTTCTTTGTAAGCCATTGGTCCGTGTTTACAGACATTACCACTTGCTTGTGGTGCAGGTGCAGATGCTACTGGCGCAGCACTACGTACGGGCGCAGCATTTCCAGCGCCTCCAAATGCTTGACTAACGCTTCCAATGAGGGCAGAAAAGTCTTGCGCTGCTGTAAGCAGAGCTTCTAGTTCCTCCTTGTTAGTAGCGTACAAATTGATAAGTGTTCCATCTGGTGCTTTGAAGTTTACTTGAAACTTCGTTGACTCTGGTGCAGCCATTATTTATCTCCAGTCTTTTTGACGGAAAGCCTTGCGCTTTCCTTTCCTTGTTTCATCGGCACGAAGCCTAGTGCTTTCTCCACTGCTTCCTTGTCGATGGTATTACTCTGAACAGTAGACCACTTGATCTCATAGCCAGTAGTAGTAACTCCAGTTTTGCCAAGCAACTTATCGCGTAGTGCTTGTTTCTTTTCTTCCAATGTCTTTATCTCGGTGTCAATCTGCGTGTAATGCAACGCATCCATTGCAGCCTCGAAGTCATCAATCTGAGGTAAGTCAGACTTGGTAAGTCCTTTTTTTATACCAACGCATCCCATCTCACCAGAGGCATCATAGAACTTGCAGTAGCTGGCACAGTAACTCTCGTGTCTTTCAGGCGCGGGAGCTTCCTGTGTAGTCCGAATAGCTTCTAGCCAATTCAGAGCCTCTAGTGCGATGGCCTCGTCATATGGTTCAGAGTGAACAAGAATGTCCCGCTCATCTCCGTCACGAGGTATGGCTACTAGGTTGACGTTCTGGACCTTCCCCAAGCCAGACTTGTCAATCAAGTAACCATAGACTTGTACTTGCCAGCGTTGTTGTTCTGATGGAAAGTAAGAAAGGTTCTTTACTTTCGTAGTCTTCCAGTCAACGACATCTCCTGTCCCAGGAATGAAGCAATCAACGTGTGCCTTCATACCGCCGTATTCGACAGTCTTCTCCAGAAGTACATCTTGATTGTTAGCAAGCGCATTCTCTATTGCAGCGTGGATGGCAGTCCCCATAATCGCTGCGAGTTTTACCTCATTGTCATTGGTTTCAGGTTGATTATTCAACCGATACCACACCTTACGTCGACAGCCTCCAAGCTCTGATGGACCGATCTGAACCTGCGTGGACCTGCCGCGCTTGTTCTCTTTCTCGTGAAGAGCCTTTACAAGTAGTTCTTTTATATCCATCCGTTGCCCTGCCATCTAGTAAGAGTAATGTTGAAGAATAGCAAATTGATTTGCAAAACTCTAGCCAGCATTCGTAATGGCTGGTAATCATATATCTTATAGTAATCAAGTCCGATGGACCAGTTATCTGTATGG